ATAACTAGATATCCACAGAATTAAGTGCATCAAAGTATTACAAGCCTACTTATGCACAGGAATCTGTGGATAAGGTTGGCCAAAATCCGTGGATAACCCAGCGGTGGCCGGCTGGCGGTCGGTGGCCGCGACCCCCCCCTTGGCCGGCTTGGCGGGGGCGACAGTGGCGGCACTAAACACCTACAAAAAAAATTTTTTAAAAAAGTAACAACTAAGTCAAATTGTGCAAAAATGTCAACTCCACAAAACTACGGAGTAACGAATGCAAACGAAACAAGCAACAGTCACAATCAAGGGTCAAGAGTGGATCGTCTTAGACACTGATGAGATTAAGGACAACAAGGTGTTTTGCACGCTGACAAACTTAGACAGCACAATTGTCTGGCACGCATGGGTTAATATCAACGATATAGTGGGGATAATATGAATATAGCGTTATTAACCAAAGTCAGGCAATTATTTAATGTCGATTATGTCCCGCGTAGTACGAATAGACATAATCAGAAACAATATATTAAAGCGATTAGATTATTAGGTGATAAGTGGTTAACGCACCCACATAATAAAATTCAGAGAATACAGTGATTATTATTATTTATTTATGGATTGCACTAAATATACTTATTATTGCTTGGGCAGTTTATAGGTATTTGAGTCAAAAGAAAGAGCAGCCCACTGGTCCGGCCTGTGGGTTGATATTGAGGACATGGGTGAGTGAGCATGATTTCTTTGACCGGAAGTGTCCACCATGCCACCAGAACTGTGACCAGGGCAGAACTTGTCCGGCAAGGGTATGAAGAGTAACTTTGTAAATAACCATGTGAGATTGAACGGCAACTGCCATGGCCACAAATTACAGCTTTGTAATAAATGCGCTTTGAAAAAGCCGCCAGAGGGTGGGGTGGAGATGAGTGCGACCAGGTGGTTGTGTGCATCATGCTGGACCGACAGGATCACGGGTCAAAACTTAAAGCAAGCGAGGATGGCCAAATGACTGATTTGTTGACTGCGCTGCATCTTTCTGTGATGTTGCTGGATTTGAAGATTCGCATGATGGAGGCGATCAATGAGGAGAGGTTTGATTTGGCGATGACGCATCACTTGCTGATACTGGTCAGGACTGATGAGTTAGAGGCGCATAAGTGGGCGATGAGTCCTCGGGCTTGGGTTATGTATGAGACCATCCACCCATGAGTAAAGAGAATGTGTTTGCGTTGTGGGTGGAGCGATATCAGCCGGACCCTGTGCTATTTGTGCGGGAGGTGCTGGGGGTTGACCCTGACCCGTGGCAAGTGAAGTTTCTGGGTGCGATAGCGCGAGGGGATAGGAAGATATCGGTTAGGAGTGGCCACGGGGTGGGCAAATCCACTGCAAGCAGCTGGGCCATGCTCTGGTACTTTATGACTCGGTCTCCAGTCAAGGTGGTGGTGACTGCACCGACAAGCAGCCAGTTATATGACGCGATGTTTGCAGAGCTAAAGAGATGGATCAATGCGATGCCTTTGCCTTTGCAGGGGTTATTGACTGTCAAGCAAGAGAGGATTGAGTTCAATGCGGCTCCGACTGAGATGTTTATTTCTGCCAGGACATCACGGGCCGAGCAGCCAGAGGCTTTGCAGGGAATTCACTCAGAGAATGTGATGCTGGTGGCCGATGAGGCCAGTGGTGTGCCAGAGCAAGTGTTCGAGGCCGCGGCTGGCTCGATGTCTGGCCACAATGCGGTGACGCTGCTTTTGGGTAATCCGGTCAGGAGTAGTGGGTTCTTTTACGACACCCACACGCGCCTGGCTGATGAGTGGACCACATTCCAGGTGGCGTGTACGGACTCGCCAAGGGTGAGTGTCGAGTACGTCAAAGAGATGGCCATGCGCTATGGCGAGGAGAGTAACGTCTACCGGATCAGGGTGATCGGGGAGTTTCCGAAAGGGGATGATGACACTGTCATTGCCATGGACCTCTTGGAGAGCGCGGTGAATCGGGATGTCGCGCCCAGTGAGTATGCGCCCATGCTATGGGGCTTGGATGTGGCGCGGTTTGGAAGTGACCGGTCAGCGCTGTGCAAGCGCCAAGGTAATGCGGTGACTGAGAACATACGGACATGGAAAAACTTGGACCTGATGCAATTGACTGGCGCGGTGGTGGCCGAGTACCAGGCGCTGCCACCAAGCCAGCAGCCAAAGGAGATATTGGTGGATTCGATTGGATTAGGCGCTGGGGTGGTGGACCGGCTGCGGGAGCTGGGCCTGCCGGCCAGAGGGATCAATGTGTCCGAGTCCCCAGCGATGGGTGGAACTTACAGGAATCTAAAGGCAGAGCTTTGGTACAAGGCACGGGCATGGCTTGAGGCCAGAGACTGCAAGATGCCAAAGGATGAGGTCTTGATTGCTGAACTGGCCACAGTGCGGTACTCATTTACTAGCAATGGCAAGATCGCCATCGAGGGGAAAGACGAGATCAAGAGACGGGGGTTACCAAGCCCAGACAAGGCCGATGCCTTTGTCCTGACATTTGCAAGTGATGCAATGGCGGGGATGTACGGCTCAACTGGCTCAAGCAAATGGTCTCAGCCCCTGCGCAGAAACTTGTCGCGGGTTGCATAATTCGGGTATTGACAAACCAATGGGGGAAACCTATGAAGGCAATGAGTAAAGCGCAAAAGAAGGTCGGCAAGGTGATGGGTGAGTACAAAGCCGGCAAGCTCCACAGCGGTGGCACTGGCAAGGTTGTGACCAACCCCAAGCAGGCAGTGGCCATTGCCATGTCTGAGGCAAAGATGCCCATGCGCGGTCAGCGCACGGCAAAAAACAAGGCGAAAAAATAATGGCTACTTTAAAACGCACCATGGACCAGGTCATGGACAGAGACATGGAAGAGGGCGAAGACATGAGTGCAGGCGAGAACTGCCCCATGCCCACGCAAGACATTACGCTGAATCTAAAGAACCGCGCCAAGGCAATCACCAGCGCGGCCTATGGTCCTGAGAATCCCAAGCTGCCAAACGAGGCTTTTTGGCGCAAGAAATCAGACCAGTGGGACATCAGCATTGTGGATGCCAAGAAAAGCCTATGCGGCAATTGCTCGGCATTCAACGTGTCTGACAAGCTGAAAGAATGCATTGCCCAAGGCATTGGCATGGAAGCTGACCCATGGGGAACAATCAAGCTGGCCGATCTGGGTTACTGCGAAATCTTTGATTTCAAGTGCGCAGCCTCTAGAACGTGCAATGCATGGGTGGTGGGTGGCCCCAATACGGGTGAAGAGCAAGATGAAGACATGGAAGATGAAGGGGAAGAAGAATGAAAGGGCTATATGCAAACATTGCTGCTAAACGCGAAAGAATTGCTGCTGGAAGCAAAGAGAAAATGCGCAAGCCTGGTGCTAAAGGCGCGCCAAGCGCTGCTGACTTTAAAGCAGCGGCTAAAACCGCCAAGCCAGTAAAAAAGAAATGAAGACCCCAGCTTGGCAGCGTAAAGAGGGCAAGTCACCCTCTGGCGGCTTAAACGCCAAGGGCCGTGCCAGTGCGAAGGCCGAGGGCATGGACCTCAAAGCGCCAGTCAAGGCTGGCGACAACCCAAGGCGTGCATCATTCTTGGCGCGAATGGGCAATATGCCTGGGCCTGAGATGAAGGGTGGTGAGCCGACACGGCTGCTGCTGTCATTGAAGGCATGGGGTGCAAGCTCCAAGGCAGATGCCAAGGCAAAGGCCGCGGCCATCAGTGCCAGAAACAAAGCAAAAAAATGATCTGTCCGATTGTCATTGCCACTGTCAAGGGCCATGGGTTGGCCGTGTTGCTAGAGTCCATCAAGCAATACGCGCCAGAGTGTCCTGTTTATCTGCGCGGCCCGCAGGCGGTGATTGAGCGCTTTGATGCCGACTACAAAATCTATGGCCAGCCAAGGAGCTTTGGCGAGGACTACAACGAAATCATTGAGATGGCGCTCAAGGACTGGTCATCATGCATTGTGGCCAATGACGACATTGTGCTGACCCCGACCAGCGTGAAGGTGTTGATGGAAGATGTGGCCATTGTCAGGACCATGAACAGCTACAAAGCAGGGTGGGTGGCGGCAAGGTGTGACGCAGCCCGACCTTGTCAGAATGTCCGGATCACTGAGCAGCCGGAGAAGCTCAACTTCTACAAATTCCCCTCTGAGTCCCACATTAAACTGGCCCAAGAGGTCAGCCCAATCTTTGCATGGATATCAAGTGATGCATTTGAGGAGGCAAAGTTTCCCCCTCTGAATTGGTACAGTGACGATGTGCATTGTATGGATTTGGTGAGAAAAGGCTATGGCCACTATGTGAGCGCAAGTTACGTTCACCACATTGGCTCAAACACCATTGGCTTTGACGCGCAAAAACTGCATGACCAGGCGCTGCCATGGCTCAGAGAAAACAGGCCAGAATATGCGAGTGCCTGGTTTGATTCTTAATCTTGGGTCCGGCAAGGACTGGAATGCTGATTATTTGAATGCAGATATTCAAGCCAGCAAGAATCCTGACTGGCTGGTCGATATCAGCAAAGTGAAGTGGGGCGACACGCTAAAGACTAGGTTTGGGCAGCTGGAGATCGTGCCAGGTATGTTTGAGGCCATTGTGGCCAATGATGTGCTGGAACACATCCCCAATCTGGTCGATGCCATGACCAACTGCAAAGAGCTTTTAAGGGTTGGCGGCCAGATGCGGATTCATGTGCCATATGACTTGAGCCTTGGCGCTTGGCAGGACCCAACCCATGTCAGGGCATTCAATGAGAACTCTTGGCGGTATTACACCGATTGGCACTGGTACTTGGGGTGGCCAGATCGGTTTGAGTTGACAACACTGGAAATGCGTCTCTCAAAGGTGGGAGAAGCACTAGAATTACCACAAGACGAAATTATCCGCACGCCAAGGGCTGTGGACTCCATGTATGTGGTTCTTACAAAGGTCAAGCCATGATTGAAAATATCACCGAAAATTTATCCACCGACATTGCAGCCACCGAGCCAATGGATGACATGGAGCTGCAAGCGATCATCACGCAAGACCTGACCGATGCGGTGAGCTATGTTGACAGTGATCTGTCACCCACACGCGCCAAGGGGACTGAATACTATCGCGGTGATTTATTCGGCAATGAGGTCGAAGGCAACAGCAAGGTGGTGGCTATGGAGGTCAGGGACACTGTCTCGGCCATGCTGCCAAGCCTGATGCGGGTGTTTTTCAATTCTGAGAATGTGGTCGAGTTTGCCCCCCGTGGCCCAGAAGATGTGAAGATGGCCCAACAGGCGACCGACTACGCCAACTATGTTTTCCAAAACGACAACAACGGGTTTTTAACGGCCTATGCAATTTTTAAGGATTCTTTGGTCAGGAAATGCGGCATAGCCAAATTCTGGTGGGAGGATGAGGAGAAGGTAAGAATTGAAGAGTACACCGGCCTTGATGACCAGACGCTAGAAATGCTGATGCAAGAGCCTGGTGGTGAGGTCAAGATCATCACATCTTACCCAGACCCAGCCATTGATGAAGCGCAGCTCACAACTGTAGACCCCACCACTGGCCAGCCCATGGTCATGCCTGCACCGATGATCCACGATGTGCAGATCAAGCGCATCACAAAGGATGGCCGGATCAGGATCATGGCCGTGCCACCCGAAGAGCTATTACTTGACAGACGCGCCAGATCGTTTGACGATTCGACCATCATTGCCCACCGGCAAATGGCCACCATGGCTGACTTGTTGGCCATGGGCTATGACCAGGATGAGATCGAAGAGAATATGTCATCGACTGACTTGGACAGCAATGATGAGTATTTAGCGCGTCAGCCACTGTCCACGACATTTGGCACAAATGACGCTGCCAACCCGATGATGCGCAGAGTGCTGTACATCGAGGCTTATTCCCGTGTGGACTTTGATGGCGATGGCATTGCAGAGCTGCGCAAGGTCTGCTGCATGGGTGGTGGCTATAAGGTGGTGCGTAATTTGCCGGCAAGCTACATTCCCTTTGCTGACTTTCCATGTGATCCAGAGCCACACACAAGCCCCCTTGAGGCAATGTCTATTTTTGACATTACCCGCGATTTGCAAGAAATCAAGTCTGAAATACTCAGGAACACATTGGACAGTCTGGCACAGTCAATTCACCCGCGCACTGCGGTGGTCGAGGGCCAAGTCAACATCGATGATGTCTTAAACAACGAGACGGGCGCGATCATTCGCATGAGAGCGCCTGGCATGGTCCAACCCCTGACAACCCCATTTGTGGGTCAGGCCGCATTCCCGATGATGGAATACATGGACCAGATC